TACTATTAGTATTACTATTTGTTGCATACGTTCCGTATGTTAATGTTGAAATTAAAATTAATGTTAATATAAATAAAATTAAAGACGTTGGTCGATAATTGTGCAGCAATGATACCGATGGTGTATTACTGGAAATTCTTGATCTGAAATTTCCTAAACTCAATAAAAGACTAGCATAAGCGCTGTAATATTGGTGTTGTTCTATTCTGTCTCTACCAACGTAACTAGTACTAGACACCAAATTATTATGTGATACGTTTGTGTTAGTATCAACTTCAGCACATGCTTGTATTACTGGATTAATTTCCGAATGATCAAATTCAATTATCATTTCTTTTTCCACTTTCTCTACGTCATCCATGGTTAAATGATATCTATTTAAAATACTGACATAGGTTTCATTAGTAAATGTAAGTTTATGTTCTTCATATTTTAACCAAGGGTGTTGCCATTCATCTTTCACTTCTTTCACTTTATGTAGCTTTGGGAATAATTTACTATATATCTTCCTCATGAATGGCATTTGACTACATAATTGTTCTCTACCTTTAAAATCACTCTTAAGTCTGCCCAAACGCTCATCGTCAGAAACAAATCTACTAGGAATTCTGTGGGTGAAGAAACGTTGCATAAATTTTCCTAATTTTGGTATTAAAGCATAACCTTCTTCCACAGGATGTACAAACTGTGAACAAAAATCCACTTCGTGTAATAATCTAGCTACCACTTTTGGTTCATGACCTAAATTTTTAATAGTGTCTTCTATCATTTTTAAATTGAATTTATGTTTAGATCCAATATTAATATCATCACCTAAAACCACTATATTTACCATTTTAATAACTTGTTCCATAGTTAATTCTGGATGTTGTTTGTGTAGTGCGTATATATGTATAGCTAGATTGAGTAATGTGTTACCTAAAGACGTTTCTGGACTACCTGAATATCGCGTGCCTGGTATAATTACCCTGCAACTGTAATTAAAATCATCAAACCTGTTGCGCATCATGATTTTCGTGTCAAAATCCATTAATTGTTCATAATAATACAACATTATATCATCAGCTCCTAAAGCTTTCCATAATTCTAATTCTAATTGTTTGGTGCGTTTATGAACATGACCATCCCATTTGCTACAATCATCATCTATGAAATAATCATTTTGTGCTATATAATTGCCTACTTTTACTGGTGTAGTTGCAGAACAATAAAACAAATTATGTTCTTCATTCATAATACTATTCATTTGTTTGCTAACTGGTATGAAAAATCTGCCTGCCAAATATCCCATATATTTATGAAAATTTGAAATTAAACGTGGTCGTTTTTCCATTCTACAGGGCTCTGTACTATTATTCACATCATATATAGGTGCTAATTGTTCCACTTTGACAAATGTTGATATTCTGAAGTCTTCCCATTCTTTTATATCTCTAATGTATTTTTCTTCTGCTTCTTCAATCGCTTGAACATACTGATCTCTTTTATTTCCAGGTTGAAAATCCAAAAATTGTTGTTTTGTTAACATGTTGACATCACCTAATAATGATACGATATATCTG